ATTGGTAAGTTTGTTTCGGAATTCCAAAGATTAATTAGAGTATAATATGTCGGATCCAAAATCAAAACAGTTATCAAATCCAGGTGACGTTTCTTTTAAGACTGTTGAGATTCAAAGTGTCAACGGCCAGGTTCTTGACATCAAAAATTTTATTGTCGAACTTAACATCTATGAGGATATATTTTCCAATGCACTACAGGGTGTTTTGATTGTTGTAGACTCGAAAGAACTTCTTTCTGGATTACCTCTCGTTGGAGACGAACTTTTAAATCTTTGGATCCAAACTCCATCTTTTGGTGATGAATATGGTGAAAGTATCAAAAAGACATTTTCAATTTATTCGATTAAGAATAGAATGCTGAATGCCGACCGTGAACAAATGTATGCATTATATTTCTGTTCCATGGAAGCAGTCAGTGATAATATTACTCAAGTAAGTAAAAAGTACGAGGGTACTACCGACGAAATCGCAGATAAACTTTATACTGATTATCTAAAGCAAAAACGTTGCTTTGGTGGAATCGATAATGAAGATGAAACTCCGATGGTCATCGCAGATACTCCACACGAGGGTAAAATTGCATTCGTTGCAAATATGTGGTCACCATTCCGTTGCCTCAATTATGTAGCGCAAAGATCTATCGGTGCAAAACAAAAATCGCCGAGTTTCTTGTTCTATGAAACTACTAGACAATTCTATTTTACTTCTATTGACAATTTGATTAAGAGTCAATTAGACGATAGTTCTGTATTTGCTGAGTATGTATATTTACAAAAACCTGTCAATCCTGAAACAAATTTGACTGGTGGAATAACTTTTGATACTTCCAAACCAGGATTGGACAAAGGTTTCAACACTGTATCCGATATTCGATTTAATGAACAAGTAGATATTCTAAAGTCACAGGATCAAGGAAGATTCGCCAGCACCACAACGGTTTTCGATATTATGATTAAAGAAGCGACAAACGCACCACACGATTATTCATATTCATATCCTGATATTATTCATATGGAAAATTACCGTATTGAAAATGGTAAAGCAACATTTGATGAAGCATCCAAAGATAATATGACATATCCTGCCAACGTAACTCGTTCAGCATTGTCTAAACGTTTCTTCCGTCCTGTGCATAGAAAGGTTCTTACTACTAGTGACGATGAATTACTAGACTATGCACCAGATAAATGGTTAGGAATGCGACAAAGCGTTCTTGAAGATATTTCTGGATTGCGTATGCATATTACAGTTCCTGGAAGAACTGATGCTGAAGTTGGTAAGATTATCAACTTTAAATATCCCAAGGTTGGAGATAGTGCAGATAAATCTGATCCAAAAAACCATTGGGATCCGTTTCTTTCTGGTGTCTGGATGATTACTGCGATTCACCATAAGATGACTCCAGTAGCACATAATATGATTTTGGAAATTGCCAAGGATTCGTTCCATACAGCGTTCCAAGAAATCACACGCGCACCCGCACCAACTCCTCCTGCGGCAGATGATACGCAAGGATTGGAAGAACAAAATGGCACATCTCCGTCATCTCCTGGACCAGTCAATAAAGCAGGATGGACACATCCTACAGGCGGTAAGGGTGTAGTTAACAGTAAGAGTGGACCAAGAATACATCCTGTTACTGGTAAACCAAAAATTCACGAAGGGTTTGATGTTAAACTTCCTCTTGGTTCTCCAATTTTTGCTGCAAAAGATGGCACGGTTACAAGATCTTATGTCAGCGATTCATATGGAGAGGCCATTTATATAGATCATGGCGGCGGGTATGAAACAAGATATGCACATGGTAAGAAGGGAACTAGAACAGTTTCTGTGGGGCAGAAAGTTAAGGCAGGACAACAAATTATGCAATGTGATAGCACAGGTAGATCAACTGGACACCACTTACACTTCGAAATTCGTTTGCATGGTAAGTACCAAGATCCTTCTTCATATTTTTCATGAGATAAAAATGGCAGATAATTTCTTTTCAAATAATGATTCAAACTTTTATTGGTTCTTCGGATGTGTTGAAGATCGTGGAGATCCTATGCGTATTGGTCGCGTAAGATTGCGAATTCTTGGTTATCACACAGATGATAAAGAACAGTTACCGACTGACGACCTTCCTTGGGCGATGCCAATTATGCCTGCGAATAGTGCCAGTACTTCTGGTATTGGTTGGTCGCCAACTGGTCCAGTAGAAGGCACTTGGGTCTGGGGATTCTTCATGGACGGTGCAGAAGGTCAACAACCTGCATTTGTCGGGACAATTAATGCTGTTCCTGAGAGCAATGGCAGCGGCGGTGGGGGTGACGGATCAGGTAACTCTCCTACCTCTGGGGGTAGTGATGGCAAAGGTGGTGGATCTGCGGTTGATCCTGCCGAACTTGAAAAACTCAAAAATTGTAATTGCACCACTTTAGCAAAATCTCAGATGGCTAAAGGTAATAAAGCAAATATGCAAGCGATTATTAAGGCAGGTCAAGACGCTGGTTGGCCGACTAAAGCGATTGCAGGATTACTTGCCATAGCAGGGATTGAGTGCGGTTTCGTTCCTCAATCTGAGGGGACTCGATATACAAAACCCGACGTTTTGAAGAAAAGTTTCAGTGCTGTTAGTAAAAATAAAAATCCTGATGCATATGCACGTGCTCTAGTTGCAGCAGGAAGTGTTGCTACTGCAAATGCTATTTACGGCGGCCGCTACGGCAATCAACCATGCATTCCTGAAGTTACTACGGCACCATTGGATGGTTACAAATATCGCGGAAGAGGGTTCAATCAATTAACATTTAAAGACAATTATCGAACCGTAGGAAGGGCGATTGGTATGGGCGACCAGTTGGTAGCAAACCCTGATCTGGTAAATACTGTCCCAGTTGCAGCAAAAGTTTTAATTCAATTTTATTATTCTGCGGGGTTAAAAAAATCACAATTGAATGAAGATGGAATTGCTGCGAGGTTGATTAGATTGACAGGCAATGATATGAGGGGCGGTAAGGGTCCAACTAGTCATGAGCAAAAACAAGCATTATATAAGTGCTTCATGGAAAACTTTGAAAAGAATGGGAAACTTATCTAATGCTGGATATTCTACGCGATCAAGATTTATCTAAAATTCTAGATAATACCAAAATAAGCAAGGTTCTTTCTGAGACCGAAATCAAGCAATTGATGGGATCCATCGCACAAGATGTTGGTGGCGGGGCACACTCTACAATTTCGGATAGTGGTAAAGTTGGGGCATATGGTTTTAATCTCGAAGCATTACAAACTGTTGGTGCAGTTGCGCCTAATGCTATTGAAAAAACACTAGAGAATATCAAAAAAAATGTTCCTGATATTTCAGTACTGACGAAGAAAACTTGGGTTAGAGCGCAGGCATCCGATTCTCTCGCGAAGTTTGGTCTTGGTGGATTGATTGGTAAAAATCTCGGTAAAAACTTTGCGCTTGATGCTCTCAATAAATTGGGACTTCCGATTCCAACGAACATTGGTAACGTTGGTAATAATCTAAACTTCGCTGCTCTCGCGGATCCTAAAATCTGGACTGCAAAAACTGGCAGCGCTGCAGAAACTGCAAACAGGGTTGTTAATGAGGCAAATGGTTCTGTCGGCACGGCAGTTTCTTCTGTTAAAACTACTCTTTCTAGAGAGGTTTCTGGTCTTACAACTAAGATTGCAGTAGTAGGAACACCAACAAACTCAAATGAAGTATTAAGTACTACAAATAAAATGGTCAAGACCATAACAAAAACACTTACTTCTTCTGCTGTAAACTCTGCTACTGCATTAATTACTAATTCAGTTAAACTTCCATCTGCGACTAGGGTTTCATTTGATTCAGTTTCCAAAGAAATTGACAGAAAAACATCTGCAGTAAATGAAGCAATTGATGTTTCTTTTGATCCATTCAGAATATCACCTTCTATTGAAAACCTAACAAGTGCAGTTTCTTCGGTTACTTCTTTGGTTAACACGCACGAAAAAGAAATTACAGAAATTATTGATACTGCTCACATTGGACAGATTACTAATCTTGGCGGTGGTGGTGGTGGATTTTTAAACGATCCATCTGCACAAAACAATGCGATGGTTTCTTTACTCGATAGAAATATCAAATCCCTTCTTTCTTCCAAGGCAATTTCAGCAGACTCCCCGAAAGATATTATCTTGGGAATGTTGTCGGTTGCTAACGGTCAAGGAATCGACACTGCGATTAAGTTTGCTAATGGTTTGATTAAGACTAGTTCTAATGGAAAAACTTCTAAAGATTACTTTGGGGTTGGATTTGCTGCAAACAAATTGTTTGATGAAATACTCTCGGTAAAACCTGGATCACCAACAATCTCTGCACCCAATCCCGCAGAACTTATACAAGCGAAACCAACTGTTGCAAATCAACCCACAAACGAGGGACTAAGGAATACTGATCCGACAAAGGGATATAAAGATCCAAATAATGTCTATCCCAAGAAAGAATATCTCGAAGCAGGTAACGGTGATGTTAATGCGCTTGCTGTTGGTAAAAATCCAGGAGAAACTAAAGCACTACCACAGGATCAAACGATCCACGGTCAACATGATGCACAAAGAACTACTTCGAAACCTATTGCTGGTCGAACAGGAGAATCTGTCTCTCAACCGAAGTCTGCCTTTGCTGCAGAGTATCCATACAACCATACTTACCAGAGTGAATCTGGGCACACTATGGAATTTGATGACACGCCGAATGCAGAACGTGTATCTCTAAATCATAAATCAGGCACGTTCCAAGAAATGCGACCAGATGGTTCGCAGGTAAATAAAATTATCGGCGACGGTTATACGGTTATCGATCGCAATGGTGTTATTACGATCGAAGGCAAGGCAAATGTTCACGTTGGTGGCAGTTGTAATATCTATGTAGCAAACAACTGTAATCTTACAGTCGGTGGTAATACGAATATCGATACACACGGAAACGTTGACTGGAAAGTCGGTGGCAACATGAACCTTGCTGTCAAAGGAACCTTTGCTACTCGCGTCGATGGTGATTATTCAATGGATGTCAATGGTAATATTGACTCTGCCACGTCAGGTTCTTGGCGTCTTGGATCTGCGACAAGCGTGGACATTCTGTCCAACAACAAGATTAATATTGATGCTACCTCTGATATTAACATCAAGTCAGATGCGAAGGCGAACGTTTACGGTGCAGAGACAAACATCAAGGCATCTGGTAAGACAAATATCCAAGCAGGTTCTACAATGAACGTCAAGGGTGGTGGCGCTACCAATGTAGATGGCGCAGTTATCACAGTTAATCCTGGAAGTGCAGGTTCTGCGGTGACAGCATCCGATGGAACTCCTCCTGATATTACAATCGTCGCAGATCCAGTTTCACCAATGACTCCAAGTGAACCTGAATTTGTTGGAGGTGGCGGTGGTGTCTCGCCAGAAGAAACAAAGGGTATGGATTACGACGGTGAAGATGGCATTGCAGATAGAAATGCTGCGGGCATTGAAGATGGCGCGACTCCTGGAGAAGATGGTTCGAGTAGTCCAGAAAGTGGAAAAGTTGCACCTACTGCATGTAATGTAACTAAGACTGGAACCAAACTTCCAGATATTAATATTTCAAATGGCGTAAATTATGGGATGAAAATCTCTGATAAATTTACCTTAAAAGATGTAATGGTCAAGGGTAAGTTGAGAGCGTATGGCGGATTCAGTAAAGCAGATATGATTGCAAACATGCGTTGTTTGGCAGTAAACTGCTTAGATCCAATCAGAACTAAGTTCCCTGGAATGTATTTCACATCAGGATTCCGAGATTATATTCCATCTGGAGGATCAACAACCTCGCAGCATATGCTCGGACAAGCAGTTGATATGAAATTCAACGGTATGAGTAAGGCGAAATATCACGACGAGATTGTGCAGTGGATTATCAAAAACGTTCCTTACGATCAAGTTCTTTTAGAATATCTACCTTCTGGTGGACACTGGATTCATATCTCATTTAAACAATCTGGGAATCGATACCAACACTTTACCATGTATAATCACAAACGTGTTTCGGCAAATGGATCGTTTAAAAAATACTAAAAGGCATATAAATAAGTAT